AGTTCACCGCCCTCCGGTAGCGGTGTGAAGTCGAACGCCTGGCCGTTCACGGTGAGAACATCGCCAGCCCTGCTCAGCGACAGGTGCTCGTCGCTGCCTGGCAGTGGTGCGTACGGTGACAACTTGATGATCATCAGAACCACCTCCCGATGGCGACGACCCTGTTATTCCTAGTCTGAGCGCCTGATGTGAATGATGCCGACGATATGCAGAAGAACCCCACCCCAGCCGTACCCGCGGATGGATTGAAGTAGGTCGCTCCCTGGTTTCTCGCCGACACGCCAGAGTCATAGTCTCCACCAGCACCAGAAGCGGAGACAGCCCCAGCGATGGGGTACGAGGAACTAAAGCTCGCCGGGTACGACCAGTTCGCACCGACCGACGTGACCACAGCGGTGAAGGTGAGAGTGTTCGTCCAACAAATCTGCGTCCCATCCGCGAACCGCACATACTCCCCGTTCGCGTTACTCCCGCGATCAATCACCGCACCGGTCGGTACGCCGCTCGACTGCGAAACGGCGCCGAGGATGCTGTCTCGCGAATACAGCGCGCCCGAACTACCGAGCGCCTCCCGTACCGCCGCACTGCCGAGGCCGAGATCCCCCCGCGCTGCCGCCGCATTTGCAGAAAGCGCCCAGGGCTTGATCCCCGCCAGGGTTGCCCCCCACTGGCTGGCGATCAGGTTGAATCGATCCGACAGGTCCTTGTCGTAGCCCAGGATCGGCGCCACCGCATAGGCCTGGCCGCTGGCCGTGCTGCCCTGGTAGTTGGGCTTGATCGAAATGACCGTCGAACTGGCGACGTTTGTGACCTCGTACCAACGTCCATCGGGTCCGCGAAATGCATCACCGACCCGGACGTTGGACGAGAACTGTGTGCTGGTACCGGTAACGGTCGGGCTATTTGCGGTCACCGCCACGGTTCCGGTTGAGTACCACGCCATAGAGTTCTCCTGCTATGCAATGGCCAGAAGAGGCCATGGGAAAGGTGTTCGTATTGCGTCTTGCCCAGGTCCGCCGACTTGAACAGTTGCTACGACTGTGTTTCGGGCCGAAGTAACAAACCCAATGGAGCACTCTCCAGTATCACCTTGGGGCGGTTGCGCCTGTACATTGAAATGACTAACCAGAAAATACCCATCAGTCCCATGCGGCCACGGTGCAGACCATGAATGCAGGGTGTAATACCCCAGATAGTTACCATTCGTGCCGTAATAATTCAGCATCTGGGTACCACTTATGAACCGAACAAGATCCCTGTTACTGTCAAATACCACTCTCGACTGATTGTCGAATATCTGCATCCCCCATCCGCCAGTTTTCGGCATGAACACCGCGCATGCCTTCCACTTCCCTCCCAGTACGACGCCGCTTGTATCTTGAAATACCTTCACGTAGAAGCTGAAACCCGTCCAGTTCCCAGCCGAACCAGCATGCTGGAACATCGTTATGTGATGCGACCCATTAGGGCAAAAGAAAACAAACGGTGGGAGCGGGCTCTGCACCGGAGATGGGTACGAGACGTTGATGATCTGGGCATTAGTGGCTGGATAGGTTCCAGACGCAACCAGATGCAGACAAGGGTGGTCCTGATCGATTATTACCTGACCGGCATTCCCAACAAACTTCGCACCGAAACTCATGAGAACATCACCGCATATAGAGTGTAATTCGCTGTTACATCACCGGACCAACCAAACGTAATAGTCGAGCCGCTAATGGTATGCCTGGGAATCCAAGATCTAGAATCCGGCGTATTGCAGACGACAAACATGACACCTTTAGAACCGTCGAACCCAGGGACCGCAACTGAAAGTCCCTGAGGAATGTTCCCCAAGTCCCGACGATAGACCATCCTCAATGAGTAATTGTTGCTGTCAAAGAGTATTGAGCCGCCGGCTGAACGTGTTCTCATTCCGTAACTCATACATCAAGATTCCCGATCTGGACTCGAAGCACCAAGTTTCCGTCATACACTTTTATTGCCTCTGCCGTCTGGCGCATAAACCCTCCCGACGTTGCGCTGTTCATTGTGAACGCGCCGCCCTTATCCAACTTCCACAGCGGCTCGCCGTTGGCACCGAGGGCGGTCGACTGAATCACGTTGCCGATCTTCGCGTTGGTGATCGAGCCGTCCTGGATCATCGCGTTGTTGATGAACATCTGGCCGCCGACGATCGAGACCGGCGCCACGGTCTGCCCGCTGGAACTGTTGAACCAGAGGAACCGATCAGCCTGGAACGCCATGGTCGTCACGCTCGTACCGCTGTCGAAGCCCAGTTGCCAGCCAGCGGCGTACTTCTGTCCGTTGGCATGCGCCTGGAGCTTCACGCTGTAGAGCGCCTTGACGTTGCCATCCAGCGAGGTAACCGCTTGAGATGTGGTCTGAATGTTCGCTTCGTTGGCATCGGTGCGCGCGCTGACGGTATCCACCCGCTGCCCCAGTGCGCTGTCCGCGTTGGCGCGGACGGTCTGTTCCGTGCTGATGGCCGAGGCGTTGCTCGCAACCTGGCCGGATAGCTGATCCAGCCGCTGGACGGTCACGGCATTGTTCGACGCAACGACCGACTCCACGGTGGCGATCCTGCCCTCCGCGGTCCCGGTACGCGCTTCAAGCAAGCTCGTCCGCTTCGCCTGCGCTTCATCCTCGTTCGCCCGCACGGTGACTTCGGTGGCGGCTCGAGCAATGGTGTCCCAGCCCTTCAGCGCATCGGCCTTCTCTCCGGTCGCCGGCTCCCGGCGGGCGGCAGCCTGCAGAACATCCAGGCTCGAAGCCGCCGCTTCGACCTTACCGTCGAGCTCGGTGATATCCGCGGTGTTGGTGGACACCTGCTGGGCCAGGCCGTTGGCCGTCTCGATCGACTGCCCGATGTCGGCCCAGTAGGTCGCGTTCGGCGGCGAGGCGTTGAGCGGCACCGCCTGCTTCGCTTGATACAGCCGGTTGCCGACCCGCACGATATCGTTCTTCGCGTAGGTCTTCGTCGGGTCGTAGGCCAGCACATCGGTCAGATTGTCGATCTGGTCCTGCAGGCCAGTGATATCGACCTGCATCTGATCGATGTCGGCGAAGAACTGCTCGCCCAGCGCGGACTCGACGTACTCCTTGGTGATCAGTTCGTTGTACTCGCTCGCATCCGTCGAGCTGATACCGTCGACCCAGGCCGACCAGGGGCCGACGTTGCCTGTCCGGTCGATCAGCCGCCCGCGGAAGGCCAGGCGAGCGCCGGCCGCCAGCGAGGTCAGCGTGTGGGTGTCGGTCGGGTACGCGAACAAGCCCAGGGCAGTTGCGTTCTGTTCGCTGCCGCCCGGGGTAACCGACTGTTGGATCTCGGTGTAGGCGGTGTCCGCCGCGCCACTGGCCGGGAATCCCCACTCCAGGCCGATCTTCCACGGTCCGCTGGTGGTACGCAGGAACGCCAGCGCCGGCGGCGCGCCGGTCTTGCCGCTGAGTTGGGTTAGGATCGAGCTCTTCCAAACCGACGTGATGTCGAACGCCGACACCGCACGCACCCGCGCCAGATAGCCACCTGCGTAGATGCCAGTCACATCGACGCTGGTGGTGCCGGCACGCGGCAGGCGGATCCAGTTGCCGCTGTCCTTCTTCCATTCCACGTCGTAGGCGACGGCGCCCTCCACTGCCGGCCAGGTGATCGTCATGGTGCTCACCGCCAGCCCCTGGTCGATTGTCCAGCGCGACGAGAGCGTGACGCTGGCCGGTGGCTGCACGGTGGTGACCGGGATGATGCTGATCGGGCGCTCCTCCAGCCGTGCGCCGGTATCGATGTGGTCGAACTTGCTCGGCTCGTACTGCAGGCCGTTGATGGTCCACTGGCCGTTGTCGTCACGCTTGGTGCTCATCACCCGATAGAGCTGGACAGCCAGGTCATCGGCGTCGAGCGCCCAGCACAGTTCCGGCTCCGGCGTCTCCGAGTAGGCCGCGGTGACGGTGACGGCCTTGCCGTTGACCGACTGCACCGTCCGGCCCTCGGCGCGCCCGCTCGGCAGGTTGATGATCAGGCGATCACCGGCCTTGGCTTGAGTGACGCGATCGAGCGTTACCACGCGGCCAGCAACAGCCGAGATCCGGCCGCCAATCTCGCGGCCGGCCAGCAGAGAGTCAGCCACCGGGATGATGTAGCCCGGCAGCGGAATCCGGCCTTCCATACCGGTGGCGAAGGTGATGGTGCGGTCCTGCACGCTGGTCAGCACCGCCCACTTTCCGCGCCGCTGCGCCTCGCTCTCTCGCGTACATCCGATGGCAGACAGTTCCACCGGGTTGTCGCCATAGCGACGCAGCAACGGCGCGTCGGAATAGCCCGTCACGTCGGTGTCGTAGTTGTTCGCCGGGTTGTCGTAGCTGACCAGGGCGCGGCTGTATCTGGTGCGAGCCGAGGCGGCGCCGTAGGTCATCTTCCCGTCAATCACATTCGCCCGGGTGAACACGTAGTCGAAGTCGGCAGTGCGCGGCATGTCGGCCTGCGACACAAGCTGGCCCTGCGCCCAATAGCTCATACCCCGATAGATCGCCGCGATATCCCGCAGCAGCGTCCATGCCTGGGAGCGCGACTGCAGGTTCAGATCGCACAGAAAGCGCGGCTCCTGGCCGCCCTTCCCGTCTGGCACCAATTGGTCGCAATACTGGGCGATCTTGTAGAGCTCCCACTTGTCCACCATCCAGGGCTTGATCCGCTTGCCCAGGCCGAAGCGCGCGTTGGTGCTGATGTCGTAGGTGATCCACGCGGGATTGTTGGTCCAGGCGCTCTTGAAACTGCCATCCCAGACGCCGGTGTACGTGCGCAGCTCCGGGTCGTAGGTGGTCGGCACTTGGACCTTGCGGGCCTTGCACTCGACGGTGACGGCCGGAATGTTGCTGAACTGCTCTGCGCTGAACTCGATGTAGAGCAGAGCTGTGTTTGGGTAGCGCAGCTTCGCGTCGATCACCTCAGTCAGACCTGCGATCAGCATGGTGTCGGCGATCAGGCTGCTGTTCTGGTTCGGCGTGATCCGGCGCACGCGCACCTGCCAGCCAGTGGTCGCCGCCGGCAGGTCGATGCGCTGGCTCCGCTCATAGCGGCTGGTGGTCTTGCCGTCAACAGCATCCAGCAGCACCTGCTGGTAGGCGCCGCCGTCGGTGCTGACATCTACGGCATACTCGATCCGGTAGCCCGTCACGTCCCCGCTGCTCTCCTGCTTCTGCAGGGCCGGCCAGGCGAAGCGCAGGCGCACGGCGGACAACTGGGCGTTGGTCACCGAACGCACCCACGGAGTGTCGCTGCGCAGCTCCACGTTCACCGTGGTCTCGTTCTCCACCGAGGGGATGCCGGGGATGTAGTCCTGATCGACACTGCCGCTGCGCCATTCCCACTTCACGTTGGGGAAGTTGACGTTGCCGCTGGCGTCCATCAGCGGGGTGTTGTCCAGGTAGATGTCCTGGTCGCTCGGCCCCTCGGCGAACTCGCCCTCGCCCACCGCCAGCAGAAGCTTGGCGGTGGCCACCGACTGCAGGCTGTCGCGCGCGATCGACGGTTGCTTGGGCTTGCTACTGCCGCCCTTGCGGCCGGCCAGGTGCTGGTGAACTGCGCCCATGCTTTCCTCCGGGCATGAAAAAGCCCGCGCGAGGCGGGCTGGAAGGTTGTACAGCGTGGATGAAATGCCAGTGGCAACCACCCTACCGGGGTAGTAGCGTCGTGCCTTCATGCAAGGGTTTCCCGACCCTGAGCGTGCCGGCCCAGGGATCGGGAGGCGCCAATGTCGGCGCGGTTAAAGACCTAGGAGGTCAAGATGAGTGAGCCTGTAATTACGGACATCAACAATGCTGTCAGCCAAATAAACAATACTCTTCTAGCCTTGGCCCGCATCGCTGCTGAGACAAACCCGGAGGTAGCCCAAAAACATCTTGCGATTGCTGTACTGGCATGCAGACAGCAAGGTGTAGGAGACAACTTCGTGTTAGAGATTTTCCAAAAGGCATTTCCGGACGGAGTGATACCAGGCACTTACACTCTTGATATCCAAAATATCAACCGCGAATAACAGCCTTGGTCACGGCGCTATCTTTTACGAACTGCGCTGAAATCACTATTTGACCGTCAGAGCGTAAAAGCCAAGCTGGATTTCCTTTCGAGTCTACAGCTTGGCTTTTAATAGCCTGACCTTTGGTGGCAGTTTGGGTGTTCATTCCTATCTCCCGCGGCCTCGCCGCTCATGGTTGGTTGTTACACCTTGTCTTCGGCGTAGATCGACGCCGAAATAATCGCCCCACCCCACCGGCGCTTCCCGTAGCAGATCGGCACCGGGTTCCCGCTAGCGGTGGTATTTCTGGCGCTGCCGAAGGCGTAGCTGGGCAGGTTCTCCGGGGCGGCTGACTGGCTCAGGCCCTTAGCTTGGGGGCTGAGCATCTGGACAACGCCACCCAGCGTAAGGGCAACGCCGACTTGCAAGGTCGGGGCGCCAAAAAAACTAGCAACAATCAGGGCAGCGCCAACAACAGTTTGGAGAAGACCAGCACGCTTGCTCCCCGAGATCACAGGAACAATCCGAACCTCTCGC